CTCCGACCGCAATCACCTTGACCAACTGCGCACGCTTGTGGCTGAATTCAAGCGCCGGGAAGAGGCCGCAGCATGAGCCGCGAATACAGAGGCGAAAGCGCAGATGAGTTCTATGGCGTGACGTGCCCAGAGGACGAGGTCTTGTTCGCATTTCACCAGGAATGCGAACGACCATCAGCCGAGCAGATTGTGGCATGGGTGAATCGGTTTCCGCAGTTTGCAGAAGATATTCGCGCACACGCAGCCGTTGCCTGGGACTGGGCAACGCAGGCAGCAGAAGGCGAAGTCGTAGTAGATGAGATATTGTCGTCGCGAGCTTATAGCCAGGCGCTCAATATCATCTACAGCGCGGAAACATCATCCGCATCAACCAACGATCCAACACACTGTCGGACGTTCCAACAAATGCAGGATGCCATCGGTAAGGAGACCTACCAGCGCTGACGATCTTACCTGCCACGCAAACATTCTCGCGGACGAACTGGCGCTCATGCGCGAAAGGGAAAGGATTCTATGACCAGCGAAGAGATCAGGATGATGGGTAAAACTGTCATGGACGATGGCAGTGTGAAAGACGGAATCAACGGCGAATGGAACTCCGACCTACTCCGCGAGTTAACAGCCCAGCTCGCACAGCTCAACGAGTGCTTAGCATCCTTGACGCATCCAGGCGGGGCGCAGTTCAACATCAACGCAAGCTTTTAAGGAGGCACCATGCAAGCACTAGCAGTACTCGCAATCTTCCCGTTGATCGGCATTCTTTTCATCGGCGCAATGATCACCCGCGACACCTGGATTGGAGGCACGGAATACAAGAATCAGTAGGCGTACCGCTATCAGTCCTGCGCGAGTCGGCAGAAGACGCGCAGATCCGCGCAGAGATTGCCAAACAGGTCGTCGGCGAGTGGCTGGACTGCCCAGATCACGCCGACACTGCGCACTCGCTCAACGTATACCCTTTTGCAAACATCCTGCGCGAGACTTGGCTTCGGAGCTTATGGCGCTTTGTGCGCGATATGAAATGGCACTTGATCGGTTGCCTTTTATTCTGCCTGGTGGTTGAAGGCGTAGCAGTATGGGCGATCTATCACGCGTTCGTGGGGTGGTAACTTGGATCGAGAATCAATCTGGACAGCCGCAGTAGCCTACGCAGACGAGCACATGCGCAGCGCTGGTCGCAAGGCATGGGACGATAGCGACTGGTGCGCGATGGTCGCGGAGTTTGATCGCCTATGCCCACCGCTGGAGCTACTGCCTACCGCGCAGATCCGCGCTGAGGTGAACCGGCGCACCGCACACGATCATCCGAAGCCTAAGAGAAAGAAAGGATGTGTTGGCTGCGGACTGTTGCTCGGCGCACGAGAGAGGCGCACCGCTTGCCCTATGTGCGGTGCAAGGAATCCACGCAAGTAACAACGCCGCTGGCACTACGTTACCAAGAAAGGCAAGATGAAAGTCCTTATCGGTTGTGAATTCAGCGGGCTTGTGAGAGACGCATTTATCGCACGCGGTCACGATGCGTGGAGTTGTGATCTGTTGCCAACGGAAAGGCCGGGGCCGCACCTACAGCGCGATCTACTTGAAGTGATTGACTGGACCTGGGACTTGGCAATCTTTCACCCGCCATGCACGCACCTTGCCGTAAGCGGTGCGCGGTGGTTCAAGGAGAAGCGCACAGAGCAGCAAGAGGCACTTGCATTCGTTGGAAGGCTCATGAATTGCGGCATTCCGAAGTGGGCGCTTGAAAATCCGGTTTCCATTATTAGTTCACAGTTCCGCAAGCCAAACCAGATTATTCAGCCGTGGATGTTTGGTCACGGTGAGACGAAATCAACGTGCCTGTGGCTCAAGGAATTGCCGAAACTGGAACCGACAAACATCGTATCGGGGCGAGAGAATCGGGTACACATGATGCCTCCGTCCCCGGAACGCTGGAGAGAGAGAAGTAGAACATTTGAAGGCGTAGCAACTGCTATGGCTGAGCAATGGGGCTAGGCACCGTAGCGACACGCACTGCACGCAAAATAAACATGCGCACACTGCGTAAATCGTGCTAGATTTGATCTGCGCTAGTTATCACGCTAGAGCGCAACCAAAACAATCAACCGCAGTACCGGAGAACATCATGACTAACTCCTTTTCTTCTTCGCCCGCATCAACCACCAAAAAATTACAAGATTACGCAGAGATCCTCGCAGGCCGGGAGGAAGACGTTAAGGCGTCTGAATATCGCGTGGACGAATGCGGACGCAACCTGCTGGAAGCGCTGAAGACTCTGCGCTCCGACCGCAATCACCTTGACCAACTGCGCACGCTTGTGGCTGAATTCAAGCGCCGGGAAGAGGCCGCAGCATGAGCCGCGAATACAGAGGCGAAAGCGCAGATGAGTTCTATGGCGTGACGTGCC